TGACCAGCACTACCACTACCCGTTATCCCAGCATCACTATCGTTCACCCAAGATGTGCCGTTGTACTTTAGCACTTGACCATTAGAAGGTGAACTAATAGCCAAAGGGAATGTGTAAAGGCTACCATCACCACGAAGGATTTGCGTAGTCGCACCCGAAGCAATGTACTTTTGGAAGCGAGTGTTAGTCGTTCCGTTGCCTATGTATAAATCAAAGGTGTCGGTTGTGAATAGTGGCTCACCAGCTAATGCCGTAGGAATCCCACTCGCTAAACCCCTTTTAAATCTTAATGTATTTGCCATATTACCAAGTTCCGAAATTTATTGAATTAGTTTTAGTCCATTTGTTAGTAGAAGAAACATACTGCAAAACATCACCATCACTAGGAGAAGCAGCACTAACATCTTCCAAACCTGCTAAAGTATTAGAATTATAAACAATACCACTAGAAGCAGAAATATTAACTACCTGCTCTGTAGATTCAATATCTATTTCGTTAGTCGTTACATTTACATTTATTTGAGTATCTGTAACCGATACCGCTACACTCTGTTCTGTTATGTTTATTTCTGTACTCATGGCTTATCTAAATAAACTTTAAATTCTCCCCATACATAAGTTTTAACAACTCCTGTTTGATAAGTTACTTTTAAAGTGTACTCATAATTTCCTTCTGCTATATCTACTAGCTTAGAAATATTTATATTGTTACTTCCTGCTCCGCTAATAGTTATTCCACTACCAACAGAAGCACTCCATAAAACAGTAGTAGAGCAACCCTGCGTAACCTCTACCTCTACCTGTGCAGTAGATAAGTTTATAGCAGTACCATCTAATGTTAATGCTAAGGTTTGAACCCAGTAATCACCTTTTACTATTTCTATATCTAAGTCTGCAGGTTTAAAATCGCTTGTCATGGTATTTGGCATCTATTGTTTATACTTGGCAGCGTAATTGTTACATCAAGCCTAACCCCTGCTAAGTAATCGGGTTCTGCTTCTCTAAAAAATTGTACATTTATGTTATCACTAGTTATCCACTCATTAGATGGGGTTCTTAATCTCGCCACAATATCTTCTGCCACTAAACTCATATCCGATAATACCTCTTGTGCGTCTGTTTCTACTAAGTGTCTATCTAGTAAATAAATGCTGAAACTAAAAGATAATTGCTTAGCTAAAAAGTTACCTCCATTTAAATCATAGAACATAGCAGGATAAACTACATCTGCATCATCCAGCTTGTCTGCGAAATCCCCGAAGAAGACTGTGCTTATCTGGGGATGGCTCGTTCCGTAGCTTGTTATTTGTTTTACGATATTGTTGAGTGTCATTTTTAGCTAGATATGTTTTAAGTTTCTCTTGGTTTTTTAAGTTTGCTTTTTTACTCATTAATCACAACATTTTTGAGGATTGTCGCCTTGATATAACTCTCTAAATATCTTTTCACCCTTGCAGCAATATGGGTCGCTTAACCAAATAGAAGCCGTATATCCGTCATTCTCTGGTTTTATAGCGTCATAACCTGCTCCGTAGTTTAGATATTCTGGATAAAGTGTTTGATTCTGTTTTAAGTATTTAATTAATCTTTGTTTGTAGAACTCTGCCCTAGCCTTATATCTATTCGCAATGTCTATCATATCCTGCATAGAAGGTAACTCCGTATTCTCACTAGACTTCCTAACTAACCCTTTATTATAAAACTGATAGCTTAACCCTTGCGGTAACTCACTTAATACATAGTTAATTAAGCAGTCTACTATATAATCGTCTAGTAAAGATTTCTCATTACAATTTAGATTCCCACAATCTACCCCATCCTGCAATCTTTCATATAAGCTAGTTCCTAACGCAGGTAGGATGTACATATCTTGGCAGGTTTTAATCTCTGGCAAGATAAGTTTCTCGTCTACGTTATTATGCAATCCGCTTCTGTCCTTAATCGTTTCTACTGATATAAATAAAATATTAGCACTCATCTTTTCTTATTTGCGTGTTACCACATTTGATACCCAGCGATGTCTACATGAAGGAGAATGGTCGCCATCTGGTTGTGTCCACCATCCGCCTCGTCTATCCCATACAGAATAACCTAGTCTTGCACTCATTTGCTCTATCTCTGCTCTAGAATACATTTTGTTGGCTTGTAATAAGTATTTACAAAACTCCCTAGAAGTAGACTTATCTACATTTGAATAACCTTTAATCCACTCGTATGAGTATCTTATAAGAAATTCAGTAGTTTTAGGTTTTATCTTTTCTACAATATCTCTTAAAGGTTCTGTAAGTTGTCTTTCAACAATTACGTTTGAATCTATCCCTTCTCCTATTGTGTATTCTGTAGGCTTAATAAACCCCCTCTTTTCAAGTGCAGTAATGATTCTCTTAACTACTCCAATATCCTCCTTTAAAGTGTCTGCAATTACCTCTGGTGTTATTCTTTTATCCTTACTTATCAAGTCAAGTACATCAGATTGTAATTGTGTTACATCTGCAAATAATTCCACATCCTCAAAATAAGACTTCTGCTTCCAAACTTCAAACTCTGATTTATCCTCACCAAACTCAAAAAATACAGAATAGGCATCTGCTAATTCAACAGGTGCTAACTCTGGAGAAGTTTCTTGTGGCTGGTATTTACTCATGTCAATACCTATCTTTTCAAGAATCCACTCTTTAGGTGCTAGTTCTTTTATAGTAGCCTCGCTAAATTCTATTCCGATAGGCTCTGAAGGGATTATCCTCATTTCCTCACTATAACCAAAATAACCAGCCATAGTATTCATAAAAGATTCTAAGAACTGCTGCTTACCATTAACGTAAGTATTCTTAAATATTTCATACCCATCCCTCATCTCTGTTCTAGTGCCTAGCTTACCAGCAACCGCAATACCAAAAATAGAAGGAGTAGTTACTTGATGACCAGAGAATATGTTAGTCTGTATTAACTCATCTACTCTACCAAAATCTTCCTTAGTTAAATCCGATTGACCTAAATCGTCTACAATAGGCTTCCTAGAAGCATCGTTAACGAATGACAACATATACTTAACCCCATCAGAGCCAGTATAGGTATTTTTAAATTTCCTATGGATTTCGTTTTGTTCTTCTCTTGAAGGTGTACCATCTGGAAGCGTAATTAACTTACTAGCACTAAACCCAGTCTTAGCATTACCTAAAACGTGCTTAGATACCTCTATATCCGATTCTATGTAGTTTAAAGCACCAAAGTACACAGGCAAAGAATAAACGCCTATATTGGGTCTATATTCCTTTAGATAGATAATCTGTTTGCCTTCTTGAACTTTAGGGTTAAAAGCAGGATATACAAATTCAGTCTTTTCTTTATAATCTTTCCAATTCTCTTTATACCAGAACTGCGTGTTATCTTTATTGGTTCTAATCTTAGTGTAGTCAATATGCCACATTTCAGCTACCTTACCTAAACCCCAAATAACTTCTATATATGCTCCACCAAATAACTCTAAGTCCATAGAAATCTTCCTAGTAAGGTCGTTAAGATTTTCAGACCTATTAGGTTTCTCTATAAACTGCTCGTTACCAGTCCAACCATTACCGCATATATAGTGTACTTTATTTCGTACAATAGCATTATGCTTAGCTGATTTGTTAAACAACTCTACTAAGTAGATAGGGTAATCGTTCTTTTCCCCGTATTCCATATAGCCCTCTTTCTTCTTCTCCCTATATTCGGGTTGCTTAGCCTCAGCAAATTGTACTAGTATAAAATTCTCTCCGTTCATTGTCTTACTTTAAATGTATCGTTAGTCTGATATTCAGTATAAACATTCTCTGCATCGTTTAACCACATAATTCCACTTTCTAACTCGTTTAGTCCAGTAGTATCTTGATTGCTTGTGCTTGTCTGCTCGTAAACTGAATATGAATATTGTCCTTTAGGTTTACTAGAAAAGTATTTATCTACCTTGATAGAAAACTTATTATATCTTTCTTTATGTGTAGATACGTCTGCAGCATTAAGCAACACAAACTTTACATCGTTATTAGTAGACCTATTTTTAAATACAAATAGATAATTAGGATTCGTTAACGTTTGCTTTTCCGTTAAGGTTATATAGATGAACTCCGTTACTCCTTTAGTT